GCCACGCCCGCTTGCGCACCGGCACCGACTGCTCGGTTACTTGCCAGCTTTCGATTAGCACCCGCACTGCTATCCATGCCCAAAGCAAGGAAGCGCCGATGCGAAGGCCCGTTAGGATACCCTCAATCAACGACGCCTCCTGCCTTGCACAAAGTCAAACGCGCACTCGCTTATTGGCCATGCAAGAAACATCAGCGCAAAGCCGATGATTGCGAGGAACCAGGTCATTAGGTAGCAATCAGGCCATGCTCGCGAAGAGCGGCAAGGGCTGCATTCAACTGGGTAATGGCGCTTGCCGCATCGGTTGCATCGGCAATTGCTGGCTGCCGTGGTCCCAGCACCTTATTGCCGGCGACATTGACCTGCGTAGTGGCCAACAGCGCGCCATTGGTGGTAATGTCTCCTGATGCGACGAGATTATTCTCGCAAAAGAGGGTGTTGATGATGTAGGTCGCGCCGCCGATGATCGAAACGACGTTCTGACCGTTCCAGCGCATGTGGACGCTCTCGCCGAAGCCCCCGTTTATATCGCCGAAATAAAGCTGGTTGTCGGTGCCAGCGACCATCATCGCGCTGGGAATGCCGTCTGAACGTCGCGATCCGAACCAAACGTTGTTGTTGGTGTAGGCGAACTCCGAGAAATTCGCTTCCCGCGCATTGAGCAACGGGCAGTCCACCGACACTGATTGCGCCACGCCGGCGCCGTCGCTTGTCATTGTCAGATAACTGTCTTTGTCGGTGGTCTGGAAGTTGATCTGCTCGCCGCGAATGTTCCAGACGTCCACGAAGCCGGTCGTGCGATTCCAGAGGAACTGATACGCCTGGACATAGCCAGTTTCTCGGTCGTCAATGCCGTTTACATTCTGCTCGCCCGCGAGATGGAAGCGGGCGTAAACCTCCATTCTCCCCTCAAAAAGCTTCTCCACACCGTAGTAGAACTGCGGCTCTGCGGGGTTGAGATAGCGGTAGGGGGCTGCGACGATATTATAGCCGATGCGCCACTGCTCGTTGTTAATATGATCGCCATAGCCCCCAACCGAGGTCAGCTGCGCGCCGAACATCGTGTCGTCGAAGGCGGTGGGGGTGTTGAATCCGGTCGCGATGTTAGGATTGTCGAGGCCAGAGACGTTGGTCAGCGCAGTCGCCTTGAGAACCGCAGCACCGCTTTCCTCGCGGTAGAGCAGCAGATTGCCATCGGTTTCGACCCAGAAGGTTTCGCCCTCTGCGACGGCAGCAAGTCCTGTCGCCGTGTCCTCATAGACTTGCGGCGCGGTCGCAGCAGCAAGGGCAGCGATATCGCGGGCGGCCTCTGCGCCCAGGCGTTGATCGGTGGCCAGCGCGACTTGCGTAGTCGAGCGGTCGGCTTCTGCAGAAGCTCGGTTCGCTTCGCGCTTGGCGATTGCTGTATTCTCGCCAAGTTTTACGACGAACCCGTTTTGCGCGATGCTGGGCGTGAATTCGGGCATATTAAGAAACCTTCCCACTAATATAAAAATTACCGGCGATGAATCGGCGCACCTCACCGAGGCTGTCCCAAAGGATGTCAGCGACCAGTTCGACCATGCCGTCACCATCCGAGTCGCCAGGGAGCGCCGCGAATTTCGCAGGGTCCGGGATAAATTCGACCTCGGTGTAATCGCCGTCGAAAGTGCCCACGTTCGTGGTGAAGGTAAGGACTGGATCGCCTGCCCCATCCGGGGAAAGGCGAGCGGTCATGGTAAAACTGTCGCCCGCCGCGTCGAACGGAAGATACATTTTGTAGGGTTCGGGCAGGCCCCGCACGATTGGGGGGAACATTGCCCCGCCGTGGCCGGCCGAGCGAGCAAGGCGCAGCCATTCGGTCCATTGGCTTTTCATTGGGATCTCCAGTTAGGGTATGTCGCCGCCGGGATCGTCATCCCCCGATCAATCGGCGGAAGCTCAACGCCGCCCTTTCCGGCTGACGCAAGCGAGCGCAGCCAGTCACCATGCTGGGTCATTTGTGTTTTCCTTCTTAGGGAATGTTGTAGTTAGGATCGCCGCCGCCACCGTAACCGGGAGGCGCGTCAGGGGGCGGGCTGTATGATCCGCCGCTGTCGGGTGTAGTCTGCCACCCGATGAATGCGTTCGTGCTGTCCGCTAGGGCGCCCGTGGCTGGCGCAGCTACGGCAAAGAACTCTTCGTCAAGGAGGTCCCAGAACACGGCGTATGTGGTGTCATCCGCCAGAGCGGTTACGCCATCCTGAAGCGTGGTAAGGGTCGCGCCCGTCAGTGAAAGATCCCGGCCATCATCGAGAGTGGCGTCGAAGGTCGCGACAACTATCTCGCCAACCGAAGAGGAAAGCGGGAAGTTGACTGTCTTGGCCACCACGCGGCGGGCAGCAGACGAAGTCGCCCCTGCTGCAATCTCGTCACGCTCCTGCGCGGTCTGCCCGATTGCAGGCGTAGGCGGCGCGGTGCCAGTCAGGCCCAAGCAGTAGGCGTGCTTGGCGCTTGTTTCGCCCATCAGTTCCAGCTTCACCTTCATGGTTGCCGGATCGAGTTCGCGGCGCAGGATGATGGCCGTTGTGTCCAGCCCCAGTTCGGGCAGGTCGAGGTGCAGGCATTCGCCGGGGCGGTAGGACCGCATACGGGGCTTGCACACCAGCGTGATGGGGGCCAGTTCGCGGCTATCCCAGATATGATAGGCCACAAGCTGCGATGCCTGGTCCTCGTCGGTGACGAAGTTGCAGGGCCACGTTTCCCGCTTTTCCTCGCCGTCTTCGGTCAGGAAGGTGGAGTTAACCACCGGCTCCGCATCGACCATTTCCCAGTTATGGGCAGGGCTGCGATACTTCGGGATTCCGGTGTTAATGCGGTCGCGGAACGACTGCATCGCCATCACGCTCTGATCGTCGTCCGTCAGGTCGGCTTCGGTGATCGTGTCGAGCGCGACAGTGGGCGCGCGGTAGCGGAACGTAAGCTGCCCAAGCACAACCGGATCGGCCCCGCCCGCAAAACAAATATCCTTCAGGTTCGCCCAGCGATCCCCCGGCTCGTAAACGACGCCAAAGAAGTTCTCCCACCCGTTCGCTTCGCAGACATTCGCCCACGCCGCGATAACTGCCCAGTCGATAGCATCAGCTGCCAGCCCCATGCCCATCGTGCGCTTGCCGCTCTGGTAGCGGCCAAAGGCATACGTGCCCGCGTGCAGGGCAGGGTTGGCGCTGTATTCGTAGGTGGTTTCGTCACCGATGCGGTGCGAGCCGGAGCCGCCGGGGAAGGTGCTGTCCTTGCGCGGGTCGTAGACCTTCACCCACTGGCCATAGGAACCGATGGAGCTGCGTAGATCTACACCGGCAAACCGCTTGCCGTCCTTGTCGAAAAGCGCGCTGAACCCAATCGCCGCCTGCCCCGACAACTTGGACGAGGAGTCCCATCCCGGTGTTCCAGCCCACTGCGGCGAGAGCGCATCCGCCTCGGGGGCCGCGCCAAGCTGCGTGTCGGTGTATAGAAAGCCGTTATACCAGCTTGGGATCGTCTCGAAATCGAACCGGGGCGAGATGCTCTGGACCGGCCCGCCGACTGAATAAACCACAGCAAGAAAGCGGTAGGGGTTAGGCACCTTCTTCAGCTTCGCGCCATAGCCGGTGTCGTGGCGTATATGGCCCGCGAAGTAGCCCTCCCCCATCACATAAGGGGAGGGTGCATCTGGGTCGATCAGGATTTGGGTAACGCTGCCCCGCGCCGGAGGCGGCTTGGTGAGGGCCTGCGCGCCGATGTTGGCCACACCGGATACAACCGTTGCGATGGTAGCGACCGACGACGCAGTGGCCGCTAGGGCCGTGCCTGCGGCTGCGAACGCACCGACGCCGGTAGCAGCAAGTGCAACCGCGCCCGCGATTACCCCTATGGTCTTGACTGCCTTAGCCATTTAGACCCTCCACGCGGCGGTTAGTTCGTCAAGCGATACGTCGAGAACAACCAGCTTCGGCGCATCCTCGCGCCAGCCAAACAGCTTCAGCGGACCAGCGCAGACGAACAGCGCGTCCAACCCTTGCTCACCGGGGACCATTGCGAGATCCCCAAGCATCATCTGCGCAGGCGCAATCGGCGGAAGCATCCGGTCCATCAGCCGCCCAAGACTGCCGTAGCCTTTCGCACTAAGTGCCCGCTTGGCCCCCAGCGCGCTACGGAAGCGCGGCAACGTCTCGACCTTGTGCCCCATGTTGCGCAGGTGAAAGCGCGCCAAGTGAACACAGGTGATGCCCTTGGACCAGTCGAACTCCTTGTTCCGATAGCGGGCAAGGGTCTTCTCCGTCGCGATCCGGCGGCGTTCGAGTTCCATCAGTAAGCCCTCACATCACGGCCTCGGCCATAACTGCCGCCGTAACCGCCGCCGCCGCCGTAGGTGCTTCCGCCACCGCTAGGACGCTCGACGCCCCATGCGACCGGAACGGCAAGCCCCGTTGCGTTGTCGTGCCCCGTCTCTCCAGGCCACACCGATTTGTGAAACGTAGGGTTAAGCGAGTTGCCGGTGTTGCCCTCGAACAGCCGCTCAGCGAGGCTAACCACCGACATTGACAGTTCGCGCTTGCCCTTGCCGACCGTCAGCACGCTTTGGTCAATCTGGCCGGTAAACAGCACATCCGCCGAATTGATCGTGCCTGCGTCCACATCGTATTCGGCCAGCACGAATTGCACTTGCGAGGTTTGGTGCCCCGGCTTGGTCAGGTCTGCGACTGCGCTAGTGTCAGGCGGAAGCATCGTGATCGACAGGGCGGGGACGCTATCGCCTACGCCTTCGGACAACGGCTGCACCGATTGGATGGTGCCGAACGTGTCATCCTTGGCGCGGTAGGTTTCGCCGCCGTATTCGATGAACCCGCCATCAGTGAAGCGCAGGGTCGCTTCGGGCAGTTCGATTGTCAGGAGGCCGGTTAGGGCTACGCGGCTCACTCGTATTCCTCCACCACGAAACCAACCGACACCAGCCAGTTGGTAGGCGTGTTCCAGCCCCAGTCTTCGCCGTCGATAAAACCTTCGATGTAGGGCTTGGCGAGCTCGATGGTCGCGCCGTCAGCGAACGGGGCGCGAAGAGGCGGCTCGATGCTCAGGGTTGCCTCGCCGCTTGCGTCCGCACCGACCGTCTCGACAACTTGGTGCAGATAGCCGTTGCCGCTGGCGTCAATGATCGTCAGCCAGTAGTCTTCCTTGGCGAAATACCCCGGCGTGAAGCCGCGAACGTCAAGCGAGGTGCCCGACTGGCCCGCGCCATCGACCACAGGCGTTCCCGGCGATCCCTGCGGCACCTTAAGCGGCAGGTGGACACGAATGCCCTCCCGCTTGGCGCGCACGATACGGGCGACCTTGGCCTTGGCGCTGGGCGGGAACGTGAAGCCGATTGCGTAGCGCGTGCCGGGGCGGTCGATACGCAGCGACGATGCACCGCGCACCACGCTGCCCTGATCGAGCGACAGCACTTCCATTTCGCTCGGCACTACGCCTGCGGGCAGTTCGATCATCGGCCAAGCCTCCGCGATGCTGCGAAACGTGACTGCTGGGCTGAAATCTGCGCGCCGCCTTGTGCCGCCGCAACGTCGCCCGCATTGATGCGCGCCCAGAACTCCGGCGTCAGAAGGTTGCCGCTAAAATTGTAGGTATTGCCACCGCGACCGCCCATCATGGCGCGGCTTTCGCTATTGGTGAACACCGACGAACCGCGT